ATCATTAAATGAATAGATGATGTTTCTCCATTGATCGAAAGTGAGTTTGATGGACGGATGTTTCTTACAGAAACTGTTGTAGTTTTCTTTGCTGGCGCTTCTCCAGTCTATCTTTATTCTCATGTCTTATCTCAAGTTTGGAGCGTTAGGTGCTTGACCATCAACGCCATCACTTGTGATGTCTGTCTTCAATTTGAAATACGTAGAGAGAAGCTTCTGAGAAGTGAGTTCCAACACCTGCTTTTCCAGGTAGCCAGGAACAGGGGATTCTTTGTCTAATGGATTTACACACAGTTGTTCTGGTGTATAATCAGGAGTGCCGCATCCACATTCTGGATACATTATCTCATTTGGAACATCTTCCTCGAAAAGAGCAACAAATCTGATTGCTTTTAGGAGTGGGTTGTTCACATACAGATATCCATTAGAAATCCAGTAGTATTCTTCCTTCTTTATGATTGGAAGCTTGAGCAAGTTTACGTATCGGTTGATGGTTATTTCCTTAAGTTTCTTTCCCTGACCACTCATAGCGTTAATTGAATAAACACCCTGAATGACATATTGATAATTACCCTCTGTAATCCTAGGAAGCTTGAACTTTGTTCTAGCCACTGTACAAGGATCAACATAATCACAACACTCAGAAATAGGAACTTCCACCATCTCCAAGCAGGGAATGGTGGTAAAAACTGTATCGGTTGCCCATAACTTCCTCAGATTAGTCTCACGCTTTATCAGGAGGAAGGCATTGTTCTTAATTTCAGACATGACAGCTCTATCCGTGATCAAGTTGTCCGTGGAGAGCAACTTGTGCATAGAGCGTACATCTGAAACTAACTTCCTAAAAGTTGACATTATAAATACTGTTTGAATATATTCGTTATTCCGTCTTGTAAATCTATCAAGAACCCAGTCACTTCACCTTTGGTGATGGTGTATCCATTCTTATCATCCCAGCCACTTTTGGCTGTAGAGAATGCAGGGAGCTGATAGAACTTAATACCATTGAAATCAAGACTCATTTCATGGTGTTTATCACCTGTAAATATGTAGAAATTCTCATGATCTGACCACTCACTCTTAAATTCCATAGGGAACAAACCAGCAAGCTTTGCAGGCTTCAGAGCATCTCCATGATTGAACATCAATGCTGAGGTGCCATAGCTTACATACTTCCTATATCTTGGAGAGATGTCAAAGAACACACGCTCCTCGTTTCTAAAGTAGGTTCGTAACCAACTGGCTAAATGCCATCCTACATATTCATCATGATTACCAGCTACAAATATAACATCCACATTTTCTCCTTTCTGAAGGAGCAGGTTTATCACGCTCACCTCATGATCACATATTGCCTGAAAAGCATCGTGGTATGAAAGGATGTTTTGTTGGGGAGTGCCCTTTGTAGTTGTGTTAGTGAATTCACTATTGAACTCATCAGAACCAATGATGTATTTGATGTCTGTGAGATTGTTAGATAGAGAAGATTGATTTAGGATTATTTCCACCCTCTGGATGAAATCACCAAAGCGTTGGTCTATATCGTTCTCTCCTCCTATGTCTAGCTTGTTTAAATGGGAATCCTGTTTGTTAATGATTAGGCAAGCATCTTTCTTACCCTTCTCATATTTGGGAGCCATTATTTCTGGAGATGCTGGCTGATAGCTTTCTAGGAAGGATACAAAGCTGTCTTGAAACACTTGCTCATCCTTCTTCTTACCCAACCAAGCTTTCACCTGCCAGTGAGGCTGGTTACCATTACCCCAGTAGTTCTGTACGTATTTAGTTATCTCCCACTTTTCTGTGTCAATATTGCACTTCTCAATCAACTCATCTAAGCTCTTGATTTCATCTTTGGAGTTGAACACCACCTCACCTGTTCCCTTCTGCACATCCTCCAAAAACCTTACCACATGGTCTTCTAGTTCTCCAATGTAGTTTGAAATCTCAGCATCATTCTGTATTTCTTCTGACCCTTTCAACTCCCTCATTAACTCATCCACCTCATTTTCTGTGATGTTTAGTTTGTCTGCATAGAACTTTTTGCTCTTTTTCCAGTGAAGCATTTGCTCCAGCTGTTGCAGAAGAGATTGATTTTCAGGCATTTGCAACTTTTTATAATTAAAATTGGCATAAAGGTACGAAGGTTTTTTGGTATTTTCCAAATTATTTTAACCTTTCCAGTTATCCATTCTAACCAAGTTGGTTAGAGTTTAAACAAAAACTCCCAGGGCCGAAGCCCCAGGAGAAATCCTGTAAAACCAACAAAACAGGATTTTTAATAATTTACAGCGTGGTGGTGGTGGTCGTGGTTGACAACCAAGGTAATGGAAGTGTTACCTCCACAGGATTAATCTGTAGTGCAATGTTAGCCTCTAAGCCTGCCTGCATTTCTTCTACAGGAAGTATTTCCTCAAGCCACCCAATCACCTCAGCTTCTGTTACATCCGCGTAAGGAATGAAGTTTTGTGGATTTGGTTGTGCTACGCTTGATGCACCATAAGTGTCTGCAAAATAAATCTTACCCTCATACTCTTGTGTTGCATTATATCTCCAGTGTATCACATTGATTACATCTGGTAAACCTTCTGATTCTACAGCGCAATTTAATTGGCTGATGACCCATTCAAATACTGTTACTGCCATTTTTATTTTATTTAATTGTTTTATTAAACACCTCCAAATACATAAGCATAGAATGTAAGTGACACACCTGTATTATTTGACAACACTGCACCTCGTTGACTACCATCAAATGCTAATGAAACAGCAGCAGCTGCATTATAAGAAGCACTAGCTGTATATGTTCCTCCACTAGAAATTAATACAGTTCCAGCATTTGCAGCAGGTTGAACTGTTGCGTACAATGCATATCCTCTACCTGATCCTCCATCAAACCAAGAAATAAGGAAAAATCCTTGTACGTATGTACCTCCTTGTGATCCAAACTTTTCGCCATTTGCTAAAGTTCCTTGGAAGTATTTATATCCTCCATTTACTTCTGCTCCAAATGTTGCATTGTTATTTGAGATAGTGGCTGCTGACATTTGTAATGTACCTCCACTTGTTATACGCATTCTCTCTACCTCATTTGTGCGGAAAATCATCGCTCTTACAGAAGAAGTATTATCATAATCAATAAATCCTCTATTGTTGCCTGAAGTAGTACCAAGAATTAATCTTGATAACGCAGTGCTTCCTGCCGTAATGTTTATTGCTGTATTCCCTGAGGTAGATACATCTAAATTGCCTAATGGAGCTGTTGTTCCAATACCTACATTACCTGATCCTGTAATTCTCATCCATTCGGCCAATGCTCCATTAGATGCAGCACCTGTTGAAAATGATAATGCGGAACTTGCATCTGATTGCTTAATAGCACTTAACATTATGCCGGGAGTGTTCCCGTTATTAAATGACATTCTTAAATTAACAACGTCTCTATTGCCTGTATTGCCAAGTTGAGATAATGTAAGCATTGTTAAGTTAGATACATTTACTCCATCGTTTACATGAAGGGCTGTCAAAGGCGTTGTTGTACCTATACCTACATTGCCTGCGTTAGTAATGCGCATTTTCTCGTTCTTACCTGTACCACTTCTAAAAGCTAAATCTCCTGCTGCACCGTATTCAAAATCTATTGATGCAACACCTGCAGTTGGAAAACCTATCGCTAAATCAGCATAGTTACTATCTGAAAACCTTGCTGCCTCTACTCCTGCTGAATTGCTTCTAACTTCAAGTTTTGTTGCAGGAGTTGTTGTGCCAATACCCACTCTGCCTGTACTTGTTAAGACCATAGTAGTAGTACCACTCGTGTAAGGAGCATCTACTGTTACGTTTGTCTTTAAATGTATAGACCCTTCTGTTGCAAGATTTACTATTGCATTATTTGTAGCACCAATATAGAAGTTCTTCTCGCTATCACCTCTTACAAACTTAGCCACATTACCCTGATTAGGGTCAGCACCTGAAACAATTAAACCTTGAGTGGTATTGTTAGCTCCTGCTACAGTAAGTTTAGCTGTAGGGTTACTTGTTCCAATTCCTACATCACCTCCACCTGTTATCCTCATCCTCTCTGTTACAGAAGATGGGTATACTCCTCCTCCACTATTGAATGTAAATACAGCCCCACCTTCTTTATTAACACTATCATTAAATACTGTTATAGTAGCTGCAGCGCCCCTATTTACAATAGGTCTAAATGCGAGAGATACAGCATGACTACTTGATGTTGTTGTAGGATCACTTGCAGTTAATAGTAAAGCTGTTGTAGTTCTTATATCAGAACCATTAAACGTAGTAAGTGTTCCGTAGTTTGAAACCAATCTACTATCAGGACTTGCAGTACCAACACCTATGTTACCACTATTACGAATTATAAAATGGTCTTTAGTAGCACTGTAAACGTAAAAGTTTGCATCAGTTGTACTTGCTCCTGAATTATAGATATATGATAAATCTCCTGTGCCACTTACCATTAGTTTTGAACTCGGACTTGTCGTTCCAATTCCCACGTTACCCCCAGGTGTTATACGCATTTTCTCACCACCACTTGTACTAAATGTCAAGGGGCCATAAGAGCCTGAACCTAAATAACTAACTGATATATTTGCTCCATTAGAAGGTGTAGGGTCGGCATAGAATTGCAAAGTTGCTGATGTGGTTGCTCCACCTGCATTTATTCTAACAGTTCCATCAGATTGAATACGCATTCTCTCGGTACCTACTGTTTCAAAAGCTAAGTTTTGTGCTGATTGGTTTGCTGATAACCTTGCTACTCCAACACTGTCTACACTCAACTCTACTCTTTTATCACCTCCCGAAGATGTTTCTTGTAATCTTATTGATGGGCTTGTATTATTAATTTGTAATGGAGTTACAGGGCTGCTCGTTCCGATGCCAACATTACCACTCGTGGAAATTATCATCCTCTCAGATGAATTGGTATAAAAGCCAAAGGCATGATTTGAGAAAGTACCTGCTACAGCCGTTCCATAAGCTGTTGCTGCTCCATAATATGCTACTACACTTCCTGATTGTACTTGATAATATACTGAATCGGATGCTCTTACTGATGTAATACCATAAACATTAGGAGTTGTGGTTCCAATACCCAATTGCCCGCTTGAGTTCAAAAACATTGCAGTTGTCCAAGTGATAGCACCACCTCCTGTTCCTGACGAAGCATTGTACCATTTGAAACCGCCATTATATTGTTCAAAATATTGAGCAGTACCACTTGATATATATTTCCATCCTGCATTATAATAAGCATTAATACCTTGATAGTTAGCAGAACCATCAGCAGCATTGAAATATTTTGCATTTTGTTGTACAACAGTATAACCACCTTCCCATGAACTACCTGTAGTACCAATGCCAACATTACCACTTGAGTTAATCCTCATCCTCTCCCCATCAACTCCTCCAAAGGTATATCCTGTATATCCAGTTTGGCTACCATAGAAATCTAAATAACCCGTTGAGGCATTTCTGCCTATTCTATAATATTCTGATGCTGCTGTTGCTAATCTTATTTGGTCGCTTGATGTACCAATGATGTCTAACTTAGCTCCGGGATTTGTTGTGCCGATACCTACATTACCATTATACTTTATGCGCATCCTCTCGGTTGCAGGAGTAGCAGGGTTAGTGCCATCAGTGCTATTTGTCAAGAAGGCAATCTCTCCCCAATACCAAGCATCGGAAGCATTCCTAAATTGTATAGAAGCCATGTTAGCTCCTTGGTTAGAATAGCCTCTTGATTGTGATGATATTTCAGCTATGGCAGTATTTGCAACACCATCAACACTCGCATTTGTGAACACTTGGTTACCACTTACAGATAGTATTTGAGTAGGTGATGTTAAACCTATTCCTAACCTACCTGCTGATGTGATACGCATTCTCTCGGTGTCATTGCTACCAAATACTAATGCCCCGTTTGTTCTTGCATAAAGCAAGTAGTCATTACCACTTGGATATTGATAATAATTTCCGTGATAAAGAATACCGCTAGCATATTGTAAATAGTTACCGCCTGTTGTAAAACTAAATGAACCAACAACATCTAATTTATAAGCAGGAGATGTAACACCTATTCCTACATTTGTGCCATTGTCAAATATCTGACTATTACCAACAGTTGTTGTATTGGGGGTGAATTTAGCTACATAATTAAGGGTGCCACTAATAGTGCCTGCTCCTGATGTACCAGAGCTTCCTGACGTACCACTTGTAGCAGATGTTCCACTTGTACCTGTTGTACCTGACGAACCACTTGTAGCACTGGTTCCTGATGTTCCTGAAGATCCACTTGTACCTGATGAACCAGTGGTACCAGATGTTCCTGTTGTGCCTGAGCTACCGCTTGTAGCACTTGTACCAGAAGTGCCAGAACTACCAGAAGTGCCTGTGGTACCAGATGTACCATTTACACCACTCGTTCCAGCTGTTCCAGAGGAACCACTAGATCCCGAACTACCAGAAGTACCAGAGGTGCCTCCTGTTCCATCGGTTCCACTGCTTCCACTTGATCCACTAGTGCCATCAATACCAGTTGTGCCACTTGTGCCACTAGTAGCGCTTGTACCACTACTTCCACTTGTACCATCAATTCCTGATGTACCAGAAGTTCCATCTACGCCTGTTGTACCAGATGTTCCTGAGCTGCCACTAGTACCTGTAGTACCAGATGAGCCAGACGATCCACTGGTTGCACTTGTTCCACTAGTACCTGATGTACCAGAGGTTCCCGTGGTACCTGATGTACCATGTGATCCATCTCCTCCTGTAGCACCGTCAAGATTCACTTCCCAAGATGAATATGTACCTGAGCCAGTGATGCCTGTTACGGAGAAACTTAAGCTACCTGTTCCTGGGTTGTAAGCTGTAATGATTGCCTCGTTATGTTGAAAGGCATCTAGGGAATATGTTATAATAATAGACTGTCCTAGGGAATAAGACAATCCTGTACCTACAGTGATTGTACCTGTTCCACCAGGAGCTTGTAATGTATAAGTTGAAGAAGAAGTTGTAGCATATCTATCACCACTAAGTCCAGATGTACCAGACGTAGCAGATGTTCCTGAGGAACCGCTACTTCCACTGGTGCCAGTTGTACCAGAAGTTCCACTCGTAGCAGAAGTACCACTGGTTCCACTGCTACCACTAGTGCCTGTAGTGCCGCTTGTACCACTAGACCCAGAATTACCATCTACACCACTAGTGCCTGACGTACCTCCTGTTCCACTTGTACCAGTGGTGCCACTTGTTCCTGTTGTTCCAGACGTACCAGATGTACCTTCAAGACCAGAAGTACCAGAAGTACCTGTCGTACCACTGCTTCCACTAGTTGCACTTGTACCGCTCGTTCCACTGCTTCCGCTGCTTCCAGAGCTACCAGACGTACCATCTATACCACTTGTACCAGTTGTACCACTGCTACCAGAAGTGGCAGACGTGCCAGATGTCCCACTGGTTCCAGATGTACCTGTACTACCACTGGTTCCGCTTGTGCCTGTAGTTCCACTACTGCCGCTTGTTGCAGATGTACCAGATGTCCCAGAAGTTCCTCGTGTACCACTACTCCCAGATGTTCCAGATGTTCCTCCTGTACCAGTTGTTCCAGAGCTTCCTGAAGACCCTGAAGATCCTGAGGAGCCAGAAGTTCCTGTTGTACCTGATGTCCCAGTTGTACCAGACGTACCGCTGGTTCCTCGTGTACCAGACGAACCGCTAGACCCTGAACTTCCACTGGTTCCTGTAATTCCTGAGGTACCAGACGTACCTGTGGTTCCAGAAGTACCAGAGGTACTGCTAGATCCACTAGATCCACTAGAGCCGCTACTACCAGAAGATCCTGAGGTTCCACTGGTTCCTGAGCTACCGCCAGTACCATCAGTTCCACTAGTTCCACTAGTACCAGAACTACCTCCTAATGCACAAACCCTCTGATCTATCTTTTGGAGAGATACAGTGAGTGAGTCACACGTATGGACGCCTGTACACGGGAGGTTAGGCCCATCATACTTTACATCGTTAGAACTAGTTAGTTCAGGATTACAAGGATTACAGTTTTGTTTAGACATCTATTTGTTTACATTAAGGAATGTACATAATGTAGTAACATCCCAGACCAGGCTGGTAGTTAGCATGGGCTAAGCCGCCTCCTGTAGAACCAACACTCACTGCCACAGAAACTCCTGTAACTGCTGTGTTTGTGCTAGTGGACGAACTCTTTGTGCCATTCATATCCATAAGATCACCATATACACCAGGTTCATTCTGGTCAGCTTGCCCGTGGGCATATGCAATTGTATGCAAGTGTCCAGGATCAGATACAGTGGCTGTAGCTGAGTGAGAGTGAGCAGGGATTTCTGTAGCTGAAAGAGTTACACTGTTAGAGCCAGCAGTTCCCAATAGAGCATAAGCAGGATTGCCAGATACACCAGGGTCCACTGCAGGATTCAAAGCTCCTCCACCCATACCTGTTGTAGCACCAACTGGTACACGTCCTCTTTTATCAGGAGTGCCGTTGTTACCATTACACAGATAAATCTTTTCCCAATCAGTTCCAACTATACCAGCACCTGTACCATCAAACTTACCTGTAAGACTACCATAGTATTCTACAACAGCATAAGGAACCATGCGGTTGTAATACTTAGTGCTAGTTCCAACGCTAGCTAAATATGCAGCAATTAGAGAGTTGAGGTCAGCGAGCTTTACATAGTTTGTATCTACGTCAAGAGCAAGAGCATCAAGCTCCACTTCTAAACCACAAAGCTTTGTAATTACAGCTTGCAGGATTGCATGTGTTCCAGAGGAACTAGTTACACCTGTAAGACATCCTACAGTGTAAGGTCCTTCTAAAGCAGCAAGGTCATCCTCCAGAGCAGTAACACGTGTGTCTAATTCACACACAGCTTGGATGATTGCACGTATTACGTTTGGAAGACTAAGGTCTTCACATGATACAAGATTCTTGTTTACAATCTCGCAAATGATTTGAGGATTGATGGTTAGGATTATTCCGCTTCCATCGAGTGTAGATGTGAGAAATGTAATCAATGCTTGTTCAACATACGAAAGAGAGTCTCCTGTTTGGATTCCCAAAACAGGAACATCTACACCTGTATATCTTACACATTGATCAGATATTGTTTCTACACAACCGTTATAGCAATTTGAACAAATGTTGGACATTTATTTATATTTTAAAAGTTTAACTCTGCTGGCAATCATGTTCACCGTGAATGGAGCAGCATAATCGGGATTACAATACTTGTATGTAAGTATTCTTCTGTAGTTTATAAGAGCCAGCATCACGCCTCCAGGCACAGGCTGGTTCAACATAAACACAACATTATTATACAAATTGTTGCCAAGCTGGTTTAACTTGCAGTCTATATCTGCAATTAAAGCAGGAATGCTAGCGCATTCTGGACAATTTGTGAGCCTGGGTGATAACATTTCCTATAAGTTTTCTTCCTTGTTTTACAGCACCATTACAGGCTGCACAAAGACCGTTAATCAATTGACATCCACATCCAACCTTAGCTCCACATTTTTTACATATAGCCATACTAATAAAAGTTTATAATGTAGTTGTTTCCAGAACATCCACAGTTGTTCCTAATGAAGTTGTTAAGCATCATGTCTGCCTGGTTATAAAGCCTTGTTGCTTCAATCTCAGCACAGTTGTTAGCAGCAGCTAAAGATCCTTGTATGAAGAAGCTAATAGTGTTTAGGTCTACAAATGCTTGTGTCTTTATTGCTCTATCACATTCCATCATATCCAACTTCATAAATGCCTCGTCAAACTTTTCTTGCAGTTGTTCAATACGCATAATTGACTTCTCTACAAAGTTGATATATGCAGGAGCAACAGAATATTTTAAACGATAAACCCCATCTGGCAAAGGTTGATCTACGCCTGGTGGGGTTATTCCTAAGTTTGATGTGGTGAATACGTTAAAGTCGTTAACGCTGAACGGTTTAATAACTGTTCCAAATCCAGGAACCGTGATTTCAATTGTAGCACCAGAAACAACAGGTGGATTAGTTGGATAGGTAGAAGCATCAGCAACCCCCAGTGTCTGTACATTGTATGTAGGAATTACTAATATGTCTAGTTTTAAATCTGGCATGTTGTTCTAAATAAATAAGCCAGAGGATTGAGTAGTATCCTCTCACCTCTGGCTTAGGTTATATAATCTATGTTACTTGCCTACTATTACGGAATCAAGGTTGATGTTGTAGTAGTAGAAGGCCATACAGTGGTTGTTGTAGAAGTGGTGGTTACACACGCACCGTTCTGAGCAACAACTGCACCAAGACCTGCCACAAGAACTGCTTCCACAGCGGTTTCCATAGCGCTATCTTTCTGAACAGCAAGGATTACAGTGCTGTCTTCATAGATATAATCGCCCCACTGATAAGCAGACTTGTCGAACTCATTAAACTTGATGTAGTAGGTGGTATAAGTTGTACCATCACTCACCCAGCTTTCAAAGTTCTCATTGTAACCATTCATCCTGTAGAGATGCTTCAAGTAACCAGCTTGGTAGCTGTAGAAGTTTTTCTCCAATTGTGCAATCTCTGCAGAAGTACCAGAAGCGTAAGAAGAACGCTGTACTACAACAGGATCAGC